ATAAAATTATTGATAACCTCCAAACGCAGCAAAAAGCACTTATAGATACGGGCAATCAAAATTCAGCAGTATTTCAAAACAACGCTGATAAGATTGATATTTACCAAAAAAGCCTTCAGAATGCAAGCAGCCAGTTAAACAGTTATTCATCAATTTTAAATTCCAGTTCAACCTCTTTACAGAAAAACCAGTCGCTTATAACAGCATTAACTTCTGCAAAGGATAAATACTCCAAAACAGTTGGCGACAATTCAAAAAAGGTAAATGAATTAAATGGCGCTATAAATACTTTATCCGCTTCAGTTCAGCAACATCAAACCAAAACAACACAAAGCCAAACTGCTATTGATGCAAACAGCAAAAGTTTAGCCGATAACTCGCAGCAAGCCGGAAACCTGCAAGGCAATTTAAGCTCGCTTACCGGCGCCTTACAGCAGCAGCAAAGTGCCGTTGATAGCAGCAAAGGTGCCTTTGATGCGCACAAGCTAACGATGGATCATTTAAAAACATCTTTTGATGAGATAAAAGATGTTTCTGGCGAGTTTGGGCCAAGTTTGCAGGATGCCGCGCAGGGGTTTAACCTCATGAAAACGGGTTTGGCAGTTGTTAAAGATGGTTTAACGGGTGTTGGTACAGCGTTAAAGGCCGATGGCTTTGATTTTTTGCTACAGATACTGCAAATGATATTTGATGCATTTATTAAATCATCAACAGGCAGCAAAGTTTTACATGGTGCCATATCCGCCATAGGTGTTGTTGTAAATAAGGTGAGGGCGGTTTTTGACTTTTTTAAAGATGGTATTATTAACGCGGTGTCCCACCCTGTTGAATCAATTAAGGCATTGGGTAAAATGATAGAACAAAATATCATCAACCGTTTTACAGCTTTTGGTACTATACTTGATGGCATTATCCACCTTGATTTTAAAAAAGTGGCCGATGGTGCCATACAGGCATTTACAGGTGTAACAGGTGCTACTGATAAAATTGGCAAAGCTGTTAAAGATGTTACGGACGAAATAACCCAAACCGGCACCGAAATAGCAAAAGCATATAAATATGGGTTCAGCGGTGCGGGGGAAGCCATGGAAAATTTTAAGGGAAAAGCAAAAAAATTCAAGACAAAACAAAAGCCATCCGTTAATCACGGTAATCGACCTGACAAAGATACTGATGGAACCTCTACTGACATCCCAAAATCAGCACCAAACGACCCAACCTTAAGCGATAGCGATAATGAAGCCTTAAGCACCAAAGTTATTAGCGATGCCCAAAAAACCAGCGATGCGTTAAAACAAATTGAAACTGAACGCCTTAATCAAACCATTGCAAAAAAGGATGCCGACAGGATAGAGCAAGCCGTTAAAGACAAACAATCTGCCCAGCAGCTTAAAGATTTCGAGTTGCAGATGGCCCAGCAAGTATCTTCTGCCGCGTTCTCCATCCTCAGCAACAGCATCAAACAACAATCCGATGCCAAAATAGCCGCCCTGCAAAAAGATCAAACCGCCGAGCTAAGTAACAGCAGCCTAACCGGCGCCCAAAAAATCGCCATCGAGCAAAAATATAAAGACCAGGAGAACCAGATAAAGGCAAAAGCATTTAAAGAAGATCAGGAAGCATCCATAGCGCAGGCCGTTATAAACGGCGCGCTGGCCATCACCAAAGGCACCGCGCAAACAGGCGTACTGGCCGAACTGTACATCCCCACCATAATTGCCGAAACCGCTATTGAAATAGCCAAAATAGCATCCCAAAAACCACCCGCCTACGCCGCCGGCGGCCTGCATTACATGTCCGACGGGCGCGGCGGCCTGCTGCCTGGCTACAGCCGTACCGATAACACAAACGCCCATCTCCGCTCGGGCGAAGGCATAGTAGTATCCGAAGCCATGCGCGACCCATGGGCACGCAACCTGGTAAGCGCCATAAACGTAGGCTTCGGCGGCAGGGATTTCTCCACTGGCAGCACAGGCCGCGGCTTTGCCGTAGGCGGTATCTTTACCGATGGCGGCGATGCCAACCGTTACTATAACCAACCCGTAAACAACCAAAAAAACCTCGCCAATACCATAGCCTACCAAATGGTAAACAACTTCCCGCCGGTATATGTGGATGTTAAAGACATCAACACCCAGCAAAACATACTGGCACAAACCATTAACCGGGTAAATCTATAGATTTCGGATCGAATGTTCGATTTCGAATTTTATCACTTACACATTTTTAAGTCTCCCCTACCGGGGGAGATTTAGAGGGGGCTCAAAAAACGCGTCATTGCGAATGTTTAGAGGGGGATTAAATTCCAATTTTCATAAATGCCCGCATATTCATATTCAGCCTGGTCTTTTGCATCTTCAACTGTTTCATGCCATGTATCAGCAAATTCTATCCATTTATCATTACACCTAAAAAGGTAATAACCCCCATTGGGTTTATATTGACAAATGGCCATTCCATAAGCCGGGCCTTGTAATTCACCCTTTACAAAATGCCTTGTATTCGCGGTTGGCAAACACAGGTTTACAACCGCGTAGCATATCACTTTAGCATTTCCTATGGTATCGGGAATATTTTCTTCAAACATCAAGTAAAACTAAAAACAAAAAATGAACATCCAACTTGCCAACACCCTTTTTGATGAAGGCACATTCACACAAATGTACAAAGCGGGTTTCATCACCGCCAAGGTGTTCCTCTACCGCGAAATATACCTGTGGATCCAGGCGCAAATAAAAACCCGGGGCATCAGCAAACGCCGGGCCGCGTTCGAAGCCGGGCTAAAATTCGCAAAGGATGAACGCACCATCTGGCGCGCGCTCAACAGTTTTAATGAAAAATAACCAAGCATCAACATTACAATTCACTCGCACGAAAAAAAATATTGTTTTTGTAACAACCCGCCATTTTATCCGTCTAAATGATAAACCCCGTTTATCATGAATTGGAAATTTCTGGCAAAAAACAAAACAAACGCACCAAAACCCAAAAAATCAAAAGGCCGCGAATGGCTCGATGCATTGCTGTTTGCCATAGTTGCCGCAACCATTATCCGGGGTTTATTGTTCTCTGCCTACGCTATTCCCTCAGGTTCAATGGAAGGCACCGAGCTAACCGGCGATTACCTTTTTGTAAGCAAGTTCAGCTACGGCGCGCGTATGCCTGTTACGCTGTTCTCTATTCCCTTTACCGAGCCCATGATGTACGGCATGAAAACTTATTATAGCGGCGTACAATTGCCCTATTTTCGCTTGCCGGGCACTACTGAAATAAAAAAGAACGATGTTGTGGTGTTCAACAAACCATCAGAAACCGGCACGCCGGTTGACCAGCGCACCACCCTTATCAAACGTTGCCAGGCCACGCCCGGCGATATATTGACCATTGTAAACGCGCAGGTGTATATAAATGGCAAAGCTGCTTTCGATCCGCCAAAATCACAAACAGACTATGTAGTAGTCACCGATGGGCGCAACATTAACCCGCAGGTTTTTGACGACCTTAACCTGACACTTTTGGAAACCGAAACCGATGGAAAAACATTTGTAGTTGTTATACCAAACAACAACCTGGCAACCTTTAAAAGTTACTCGAACATAAAAAGCGTTACCCCTATAATAACCCCGGCCGGCCACCGCGACCCCGAAGTTTTCCCCTTCAGCCCGCGCTTTAATTGGAACCAGGACAACTTTGGGCCGCTAACACTGCCCAAAAAAGGCATGACTATAAAGCTAAACGATTCTACCGTTACATTATACAGCACCGCTATCGAGCAATATGAACATAACCGCCTCGGCAGATCAGGAGACGGCTTTACCCTTAATGGCAAAAAGGCCGATACCTATACCTTTAAGCTAAATTATTATTGGATGATGGGTGATAATCGCCATAATTCCCTCGATTCACGCTTCTGGGGCTACGTACCCGAAGACCACATCGTAGGTAAAGCCATGATCACCTGGCTCAGCCTTGATTCATCAAAAACGTTCCTCAGCAAGATCCGCTGGAGCAGGGTACTAAGGCCGATAAATTAATTAGGGTGCTGACAAAACAGTGTCAGCACTTTATTAAAAAATAGTCCCGATATTTGAAATGTACCTGATGTTAAGTCCTCTCCTTTCGATAAGATTTAGTTGAGGCTACTGGTCACTTTTTTAAAGTCTCCCCTACTGGGGAGATTTAGAGGGGGCTTTGAAGAGGACTTAGGATGAGGCCACCGCTGACAAAACAGTGTCAGCACTTATTCAAAAAATAGTCCCGATATTTGAATTGTACCTGATGTTAAAATCCTCTCCTTTGGAGAAGGATTTAGGATGAGGCCACCGCTGACAAAACACTGTCAGCACTTTATTAAAAACATATACCGATATTTGAATTATGCCAATCGGCATATAAAACATCACACCAAACAGGTGTAATCACCCAAAAATCGATCAACCAAAATAAGCTTCCGGACTTTCGGTCTTTCCGACTTCCGGACTATAAAACAAACCTAAAATCTCATAGTTAAATGAAAATCTATCTCTACGATACCGACACCGATTGCATAGGCTCCGGCACCTTATCATCTTCCTACATCCAATATCAATTAGAGGAAGCCGCAGGTGAGGATGTCGAGGTACATATCAGCTCAGTTGGCGGCAGCGCGTTTGATGCCATCGCTATTTACGATCTGCTCAAAAAATATCCGGGCAACGTAACTACCTATATTGATGCGCTGGCCGCCTCTGCAGCTTCGGTGGTTGCCATGGGCGGTAAAACAGTGGTCATGAGCAAGTACGCCCTGCTCATGATCCACAAACCCATGGTAGGCTCCGGTGGCAATGCCGATGAGTTGCTAAAAGATGTACAGATGCTCAACATCGTACAATCGCGCCTGGCGCAGATATATGTGGATAAAACCGGGTTGGACGGAGTTACAGTTAACAGCCTTATCAACTCCGTCACCTGGCTATCCGCAGATCAGGCGCTCGATCTTGGTTTTATTGATCTGATCGAGGATTACAGCACCGATATCACCAATAGCGCCCTAATTAAAAACTATACCAACACCGCCCCGGCGGTTTACCAGCGATGCATAAACAAAATCTTAAACAAAAACACCAATAACAACATGAACATGGAAAATCAGCAACTTATCGAAAAAACAACATCGGTTTTGGATAAGATCATGAACTACTTTAAGAAAGTAGTGAACAAACAAACCATTACCGACAAAGGCACGCTGCACCACGCCGGGGCTATGGACGAAGGCACCGAAGTATACCAGGATGCCGATATGACAACCCCGGCAACCAGCGACACCTACACAACCGCCAATGGCAGCCAAATTGCCGTAAAAGGCGGCCTGGTGCAAACGGTTAGCCCGCCATTGTCTGATCCGGATGCCGATCCCGATCCGGATAGTTTTCAGGATGATGACGATGACATGCCCGACAGTAAATTCACAAAAACAAAAGCCGGCGATGTGCAAAACAGGATCAGATCCATCAAAGCCAAGTTGCATGCCCAAAACGCCCTGTTAGGAGAAGCGCAAGCCGCCCTCGCAGCCGCTAACGCCCGCCTAAGCAAAACCCGCGAGGAAGTAAAGAACGAGATCAAATCAAACTTCACGCCCGAAGGTTCCAAACGCAGCAACAAAGCCAAAACCGAACAAACACCCTTCTTCGCACCAACCAGCACACTGGCTAAAAATGCGGTAAAAAAAGCAATCTCTAAATAAGTAGTAAGTATATAGTATCAAGTACGAAGATTCTTTTCTTGACTCTTGAATCTTATCTCTTGATTCATCTTTCACCTGTACTTGATACTTGATACTAACTACTTGATACTAAACTAAAATCAATCAAAATACCCCAAATTAAACAATGCCACAATTTACATTTACAAACAACACCTATGCCGGCGAAGCGCTGGCCGGGTTTATGGCCAGCACGCTGCTGGAAGCCGATTCGGTAAAACGCGGCCTGCTAACTGTTATTAACGACGTAAAATCGCGCAAGGTGATACTTGATGTTGATGACGATGTAGTACTGCAGGATCCATCAGGCATATTTGCCGATCAGGGCACAACCGCCCTGCAAAACGAAAGCTACCTCGACCCGGTAGTATTCGAATTTATGAAACAGGAGCAATGGGACAAGCTCATCCAGTCGTGGGAAACCCAAAGCCTTAAACCAGGCGCGTTCTTAGATTATGAAGGCGTGGTCGACCTGTCCGACTTCATGGTGCAGCGTTACCTAACCAAAATACAAATAGCTAACGAGCGTTTGTACTGGCTGGGCAAATCGGCCACAAAAGAGGCAGCTTTTACTGCCGGATTCACCGGCTTATTGCCATCTATTGCCGCCGCAAGCGGTGTTTACAAAGTAGGCCTGGGTAAACCGGCAACATCTATGGCTGCAACAGCTATTGATGCAACAGGCCTGGTAACTGTAGCCGATACCTCAACCCTTTCCGACGGCGATGTGGTAACCATTACTGATGTAACCGGTACCAGTAAAGACACCACCAACGGCACACCGGGGATAGATATAGACGGGCAATCATATTTCATACAAATAGCCAGCGCCACAACCTTTAAGCTGGTGCGTAACTATAATGAGATAAATACCCGTAAGGCGGCAACTTTTGCAAGCACATCTACCGAGGCTACAGTTAGCTACATTAATGCCAGTAACGTATTATCAGTTTTAACCGGCGTTTATGCACAGCTTGATCCTGCCGACAGAAGCCAGGACGATTTTAACCTGCAAATCCCTTTACACGTAGGTTATGCCTATGCACAAGCGCAGGCCAACAAAGCAGTTAACGTACTTAATGCCTTTACCGATAGCAAAAAGATGGATTACCTGGGTGTGCCGCTGCAATTGATGAACCACTGGCAAGCCAATACCATATTGGGTGCACGTACATCAAACCTGTTTTTAGGGGTCGATCTGCTGGGCGATGAGTCTGAACTTTCAACAGTTTACATGAAACCCTACACCAATGACAACGTAGTGCGCATGAAAGCCCGTATGAAAGCTGCCGTAAACTACAAATTCGCTAACGAGATCTTCTACCTGAGCGCTTAAGCGCAATTACTGATTGAGTGAATGAGTGAGTTAGTGAATATAAATAAAAATCACCCATTCACTAACTCACTCATTCACTCAATAATTTAACAATCACTAATTCAATAATTAAAAAAATGTCCATTTACAATAAAATAAATGCAGGGTTCAGTTTAGGAACAGACGAACCCATCACCGCCGGTATTGAGGATGTCATATACATCTTTAACCAGGATGATATCAGCCTAACATTTGATACCACCAACCCGCTTATAGTTACCGGCCTTACCGCTGTTGCCAGCGCAAATGTTTACAAATTCGAAGGCACAAACAATAGCTTCAACACCACTTCTAAACTGGCCAAAACATCAGTAGGCCCACGTTATACCGAAGAAATTGACTTTAATATTGCCGGTTTATCAGTTGATATTAAAACACAATTACAAGCCATGGGCTATGGCCGTGTGTGCGCCATAGCGGTAAACAATTACAACTCCAGCGATTCAGCTATCGAGTTATTCGGTGCCGTAAATGGTTTGATATTAACCGATGCCGAACGCAGTGCAGCCGATGATACTATGGATGGTGGTTACAAATTAAAACTAACCAATCCCGATAAATTAAAGGAGCCTTACCCACCGCGTGCAGTATCTATCCCGCCAACAACCGGCTCCGCAACCTACGCAAGCACAATTGCTGCCATCGAAGCTTTGGTAGCTGCTTAAGTTTATGGTTGATGGTTCATTTTGATAGCAATTCGACTATGAACCATCTATCTGAAACGAATACCATGAACTATGATCCATCAACCATGAACTATAAAATCAATGACTAATAAGAAATATATATTGAAACCCGGGAGGCACCAGTTTGCCCCCGGTTCGCACGCGGCGCACAATAATGAAAGCTTAAGCGATGAAGAAGCCGAATGGTACCTGGAAAAGTACCCACATATAGCATCATTGTTTGAAAAAAACGAAAATGTTGAAACGTTGGAAAATGGTAAGGTTGAAACGTTGGAGGATGAAAAGTCCGGAATTTCAGAAGATAAATCTGCAAATCTAAAACAACAGTCACATAAGAAAAACAACGACCTCACCGAAGAATAACATCATAACCTTACAACATTTAATATTACAACAACAAAATGAAAACCTACCTGCCGCAAATTGAACGAAGAATATTAGTAAGGCCAAACCAAACCTTTGGCATACTGAATTACGATATGGATAATGCCTATCCGCAGCGCATGCTCGAACTGGTAGCCGCCTCGCCTACTGCTAAGGATTGCTGGAATAAAAGGGCAAAATTTATAGCCGGCAACGGTTTCGAACAAACGGATCTGGGCAAACAGGTGATTAACGGCAATGGCTTAACGCTTGCCAAATTATTAAAGGCTATAGCTACAGATAAGGCGCTGTTCACCGGCTTTGGTATTCATGTAAATTATAATGCCAATTTTAAAATAGCATCGGTAAACTACATCAAATTCGAAGATATCCGCATGGGTGATACAGATTGCCCGGACACTGCCGGTAAATATGCCATCTATTCTGATTGGGGCCGCAAAACCTGGAAAAATATCATGCGTAGCAAGATCACTTTCCTTGACAAATACAGTCCCGATCCTGCAACTATTGAACAACAGGTAATTGATGCAGGTGGATGGGAAAGCTACAAAGGACAATTATTTTACTTTAACCCCGAAGTAGATGATTATCCGTTGATAGAAGCCGACAGCGTTTGGGAGGATTTTGAAACCGAAGCAGGTATTAAGATATTCAACAACCGCGAGGTAACTACCGGGTTTTTACCATCAACCATGCTTTTCATGCAATCGCGCCGTGAGGAGGCTGATAACAGCCGCCCGGATAGTGATGAACAACATTATTACAATACCCCATCGCAACTAGAGAAAGATCTGGGTGCATTTCAGGGGGCCAAAAGTGCGCAAAAGATCATTGTTATTGAATATGAGGATGAAACCTCAAAGCCCGAGTTTCAACCTTATGCTATCCAAAATAACGATAAGCTGTTTGAAATAACTGAGAAATCAGTCGAGGCACGCATCATTAAAGGCTTTTCCATTCCAAAAGAATTAATAAATTCTGATAAAATATCAGGATTAAGTAATGGCAGCGAAAAGAAGGAAGCGATAAAAGAGTTTAACGATAATACCGCTGCCGACAGGCTTGAACTATCAGAAACGCTGGCCGAAGTATTCAGTCATTTCTATACGATTGTAAATCCAATCGGCAACTGGAATATCATACCCGTTCCGGCCAATGTAGCCGATGATAATGCAGGCATTCTTGCCGGAACAAGTATCAACCAGTTATTACTCTCAGGTATACCTGCCGAAAATAAAATAGCTGTTTTAGTTTATGGTTACGGCTTTAAACAAGCAGAAGCCGAAGCAATGGTGTCTCAACAGTGAAAACAAGTGCATTCAACCATTCACTAAATCACTAATTCACTTAATCACTAACTCATAACCATGAATCAAATCTATTTGATCAACCAGATCACGTTTCAGAATTACGAAGATCTTTCTGTAAACATAAAATCCGAACGCGTAAAGGTATTTGTAAAAAAAGCGCAGGAACTTGATCTTAAACCTTTTTTAGGCCACGCCTTGTATTACGACTTTATCCAATATTTTAATACAGATGGCACGCTGATGGATAATACACCGCAACCTTACAAAGATCTGTTAAACGGATCAGAATATCTTGACAAATACGGGCATGTAATATTGTATGAAGGGCTGTTACCCATGCTGGTGTATTTCACTTTCGCCCGCTTTATTGAGGCCGATGCTATACACTACACAGCCACCGGCCCTATAATAAAGCACCATGACAATGGCGATACCCTTTCGCCACAAGAGATTACAAAGCTTGTTCAACAGCAACGCAGTGTAGCAAATGCACATGCCAATGAAGTTGAAAAGTTTTTATGGGATAACCGTACCGATTTTCCACTATGGCATTACAATGATAAGAACAGGAGTGCCCGGCAAGCAGGCCCACGCATACGCGGGATCGATAAAAACGATTTCAATTATCCTGGTGACAGCTGCAGCCAAAACAATGGCATTTTACCAATTAATGAATTTATAAACTGATGGCAGATAAAAAAATAAGTCAATTACCGGTAGCATCCAGTATTGGCGCTGCCGATGTTTCCGTACTTGTAGGCAGTGATACTGATTATCAGTTTTCATTCACTACCCTGCTTGGCTTTGTTGCTTCAAATTTATCTGTCGGATCAGGCATTTCATTTGGTATTGCCATACCTCAAAATACTATAGGCAATAATGGCGATGTATTCTTAAAAACAGATACAGCATCACTTTACCAAAAGATTAATGGGGCATGGGCGCTTGCTTATACAATACCCACAAGCGCTGCTGGCCCAGATGGCACATTATTATATGGGGATGGTATTCCCGGCGCCACCATTGGGGCAGATAACGACAGCTATATTGATACCTCTACCGGTATATTCTATTTAAGAACGTCGGGTAGCTGGGCACAAGTATTTTCAATGGCCACAGGCCCCCAAGGCCCCCAAGGCCCACAAGGTACCGCAGGTATAGATGGCACAAACGGAACCAATGGAAAAACCATTTTGAGCGGCACAACAAATCCATCTAATAGTACCGATGGTGTTGATGGTGATTATTATATCAACCTTTCAACCTATTACTTTTTTGGCCCCAAAGCAGCAGGAATATGGCCGGCTGGGTTTAGTTTAATAACATCAATAACCTCCAATAGTTATAATACGCCGTTTACCGCAATTACAGGACTTACCATCATGTGGCAAACCGATGTTGTAACAGATACGGTTACCTATGCAGCATTATTTGGCAATACTTTGTTTACAAAACCCACTGTATATGCAAAAGGAATTATTAACACAGATGGCAGTTATGAAGTGAACAGCATTGATTATAACCTGACGATCACCCTATCTGCCGATGCAAGCCAGATCATCAAATTAACCTTTGACTGGGTCACCCCACAAACCGGAATTATATCTTTTTAGTTTTTTAATATGAAAAAATACATTTATACATTTATATTTTTGCTTATAACATTGTTTGCAAACGCGCAATCAGATCCGGCGCCCACCACCTCGGAATCTTCATCTCTTATAGGCTTCAGGCAATTAACCGGTGCCGATACACAACACTATGCTTTTCAAAAAGATGGCTGGATACTATTTGCCGGGCGTTCATGGGTAAATAAGCACTTTTTACATTTGGGAGATAGTGCCAAATTTGTTACGCCTTATTATTTCAATACGCATCCCGGCATAGCAGCAACCCATTACGCCGACAGCCTGAAAAATCAATTACTAACTGGTAATAATAAGTATATGGGTGTAGATACAGTTTATAATGGATTGGTAGGTTTTGGAGGTGTAAACTGGGATGGCTCGCCAAAATCACTTTTTGGAAACGGCGGTCTATACTTCACTGATAGAGGGGCCGATAATACGGATGAAGATGCGGCTGATTTTGGTGTGGATAACTCGGATATGTTCTTTCAAAATCCAAATATCCCTGATAGAAGCTGGGCTTTATCATTTGAGCGATACGGCAGCCAATACCCGCATGATGGAATGTGGGGTGTCATTATAAGTGGCAACCCGACAAATTTTATAGACACACTTTATTCTCATATAGCCCCTAACGACCCATATAGTGTTATGAACCGCAGAAGCGCCGATAGTTTATATGCTCATATTGGAAGTGGGGTATTATCTATTAATGGACTAAGCGGAACAGTAATGATTGAACCATCTAATACTGACACTACTTCTACAGGTTTTGCAACACAAAAATCTTTGTTGCCATATCTTACCAAAGCACAAATAGTTGCATCTTATCAATCAAAAATATCCATAAACGCTGGCGACTATCTACCTACAGCCTATATAGACAGCCTTACCGATGTTACAACCTACCTAAATACTGCCTTTGCAGCCGTTCCTGCATCAGGTGCAACAGTTTACTTACCAAGTCATAAGTACATCATATCTGGTCAATTAAATATTCCGCCGTTCGTCCATATTATAGGCGATGGTGGATTAGCGCCTTATTCAGGCACCAGCGGTACGAGCCCATCAGGTATATATGCGGGGGGTACATCTGTTATCATACAGACAAGCCCGACGGCGAATGCCCTTTATATAGCAAACGGGAGTGGCGTAAGTATAGATGGTATAACAATCAAAAATGCAAGCGCAGCAACGCCGACAGCTGGAGCCGGGATATATATAGCCAACAACGGCAACTCATTCCGAATGCACAATACTTTCATCGGTTATTTTTACAATAATTTTTATGCCTTATCTCTTAATGAAAGCCGGATAGAAGGGTGTCAGTTCGTAAATGATATACAGTATAATATGTATCTCTCCAATACTATAAACGACGAGGGCGATAACGATATTGACGATAACTGGTTCAATAGTTCAAAATCCTCTACCGCCATGGATATTTATGGCGTTTTTGTAGGCGGTTTGCGTATTAAAAATAATAAATTTCATATTGGCGTGGGGCAACGGACAGGAGGATATAAAGCGAATGCTATTGTACTTGTATCGAATTCAACAACTTCTGATGTTCAAATCCAAAATAACAGCATTGAAGATTTTAAAAATAATGCAATCAATATCTCTAATGCATCAGGATTTACATTGCAAAATACTTTAATACAAAACAATCAAATTTCAAGGGATACAACTGACAATGCAAATAATGTAGTGATAAATAGCTTTGCTGCCGGAAATATAAACAACGTTAACTTCACTGGAAATACAGTAACCAACGTTGGTACTTATGCAAGCTTTAAGGCAACGAATTGCAACAATATCAAATTTGATATGGTCACAAATTCATTTAATAATCAAACAGCAATTCTTGACAGTTTGGTAAGTTGCACTAATTATGCAAATGTTGCTCCTTATTTAAGTTTTGCACCAGTTCAAAACGCTTTTATAGTAGGTTTAAATACGCCAGTTGATTACGCAACTGGAAATTCAGGTTCAGTATTTCCTTTTACTTCGGGTGCCGGGCAAGGGAACAAGGTATTCGAAACGAGATCAGACGGCGTTTCTAGAGGTTTTTATTTTGTTAATGGCTCTACACTTGCCGTGCAGGCTGGTCTATTTGGTACGGGTAATTGGGTTGTGGGCGGATCGGGTCTAATTGCTGGGACAGACCCGGGATATAAAATATATGCGGGCAGCCCAGGAACAAATGGATATGCCGGATTTGGCAGTTTCGCCGTAAACGCAAGTGGTATACCTAATACTTCAGCCACACCTGCATATAGCACAACAGGTACAACCATTCCTAATTTAAGTTATTTGGGTACTAATTATGCTCCATTAGCAAGCCCGACTTTTACGGGTGTTCCGGCAGTACCGACCCCATCAAGCAATATTAACACAACGCAGGCGGTAAATGGTGCATGGGTAAATACTTACTATCAGGCTAAAGGTGCGTTACCGGGGCGTACACCAATATCGGATGTTAACTATACCCAACTATCAACCGATTATTTAATGGCTTATACCACACTCACAGCAGCGAGAACTGTAACGCTTATTGTCATTACAGATAAGCAAACTATTATGGTAAAGGATGAGAGCGGGAACGCCGCTACTGATAATATCACTATTAACGCACCATCAGGCAAAACAATAGATGGTGCCAGTAGCATAACCATCAATACGGCCTACGGGTTTAAAAAATTGTATTACGTAGCCTCATCAGGCAATTATTTCACTAATTAAATAAAAATATTATGACAACAATTACATCAAGCTTTTTAAGCTTAAATATTAGAGATATAATCCATGGGTTAATAATGGCTGTGGGCGGTGCTGTATTAGGCATTATTACCGGATCACTACAAACCGGCAACTTAACCTTTAATTATACAGCCATTTGGCATGCAGCAGCTACCGCAGCCGTTGTTTATTTGGGCAAGAAATTCTTTACCCCATCCCAACAAGTTAAACCTGTTCAATAATGGCCGATTTTCTTAAAGCATACGAAATAACCGTTCTCGGCAATGAGCGTGGTTACAATCCCGGCATTGATGAAAAAGAAACCTATATGGGTATTGATCGCGGAGCAAACCCCGGCTGGGATGGGTGGGTTATTATTGATGCTGCCAAAAGGACTAATCCCGATATGACTATACCCAAAATGGACATACTGCTTTCGCAGAACATATCCCTGCAAAGCAATATTGAAAATTTTTATAAAATTAATTACTGGGATCCTGTAAATCTTACCCATATAAATGACCAGCAATTAGCCAGTAATCTTTTTGATTGTGCTGTTAACCAGGGTGAAGGCCTTGCACGCAAGTTTATGCAAATTGCCTGTAACTATGTAATAACAACAACAAAGGCCGCAATAGAAACCCTTACCATTGATAAAATAATTGGCCCGGCAACATTAATCGCAATTAATACATTGCCACCGCCAATGCTTAATGCGGAAATAAATGCAGAAAGAGAAGCCAGTTATCGCTCAGATAGCGGATATGCAATCTGGGGCAAGATTTGGGAAAAACGGTTAACAAAATATACATAAAAACAATGACAGCTATTGAACATAAAGAGCTTAAGGGTATTACGGTCAAAAACATTATCGTAACCGTTGTAAGTACAGCAAGCATCGTGGCATCGGTAATGACAACATATTTCAACCTAAAAAACGATATGAACGAACTCAGAAATCGCCAGGAAACTACCGACAGGGTAAACGAAATAAGATTAAAAGTATTAGAAAGCCAGGTAAGCATCTTACAACAGGAAGTACAGGAAATTAAATACAAACAAATAAAATAACATAAAATATCATGAGTTTAAAATCATTTTTAACTAAAATTTGGGCAGAAGTGCAAGGTTTATTTGACGGCATACCTACCGAATTGAAAACTGCCATTCACATAGGCGTATTAGTAACAGAAGCTATAAAAACATTTGTAGATAGCCCCGCTGCAGATGTATTGACAGCAATAATTCCGGGTGATGCAGACGATGAGATCAAGGATCTGCTTCGGGCCAAATTACCCGGAATACTGGCTGAGCTAAAACTGGCCGATAGCTGTGCAGGTTTAACCGACCCTGCACAGATCACGGCATGCGCCATAAAAGTCCTTCAAGGCTTAGATGGTGATGTGAGTAGTGCTTTCCTTCACAGTTTATCCATCCTTATTTCGCAGGTAGCTTCGGATGGAAAATTATCATGGAGCGATGGCGTTTATATTCTGGAGTGGTATTACCAGAATGAGTATAAAGCGACTGCTTAATTATTGTGCCCGGAACGAGATTCGAACTCGTACATTCTTACGAATGCCACCCCCTCAAGATGGTGCGTCTACCAATTTCGCCACCCGGGCATATAAATCGAAAGTCTTAAGTCCAAAATTCTCAGTCATCTACCGACTTTTAACTTTCAACTTAAGACTTTCAACTTTCGAATAGATGTGCCCGAAGAGAGACTCGAACTCTCAAGAGACAATTCTCAACGGCTTCTGAGACCGCAACGTTTACCAATTTCGCCATCCGGGCATTCAAGTATGCATAATAACTTTCGGCTTTATACATACAGGGCTGCAAATATACTTTTTTCGATCAAATTGATGTTCAAAAAATATAAAAAATGATGACACCTTGTAACTTGTACCGGTAAACCTTACTTTAGGTAAACTACTCAGGCTTTATGCAGATGATCATCCGAAGTATTTTCATTCTTATACTTGTCTTTTTTACAATCAGTTTAAAAGCTCAACACATAACATTGCTTCAACAAGGCAAACCAACCAGCATCCGGGGTTTATCGGTAGTTGACAATAAAACGGCCTGGATTAGCGGCAGCAAAGGTTATATAGCGATAACTATCGATGGCGGCAAAAACTGGGTGTGGCAACAGGTTAAAGGCTATGAACAGGCAGATTTCAGGGATATTGAGGCTTTTTCTGATAAAGAAGCAATTATAATGAGTTCTGGCACTCCTGCATTAATATTAAAAACTATTGATGGTGGTGTAAGCTGGCAATTAAAATACCGGAATATTGATACCACGTACTTTTTAGATGCAATGGATTTTGCCGATACTCACCATGGATTTATCCTTGGCGACCCGATTAAAAATAAATTTTTACTGTTTGAAACCAAAGATGGCGGAAACACCTGGAACAACCACGATGGCCCGGTTGCCTTACCTGGCGAAGCTGCCTTTGCAGCAAGCGGCACTTGCCTGCGCATTACCCCGGCAGGCAATATTTTTATAGCTACAGGCGGGGCAATTGCTGAAGTTGATATGCCTAAAATAAACGGCGGCTGGGATCATCATCCATTACCTGTTATAAAAGGGCAGTCAGCACAGGGGGCATTTTCTATAGCTATAGGCAAAAATCAATGGGTTGTTGTCGGCGGAGATTACCAGCATGATAAGTACAGTGATTCTACCACCTGTTACTCAATTGATAGCGGATTAATATGGCAATTAGCAAACACATCTCCCGCAGGCTATCAGTCATGTGCTGAATATATTAACGGCGCAACCTTCCTCTCAACCGGCACACCCGGGTCAAATATTACCAACGACGGCGGCAAAACATGGGCGAAAATTGATAGTACAAGCTTTAATGTTTGCCGCAAAGCAAAGCACGGAACATTAGTTTTATTAGCCGGAAATGGTGGCAAAATCGGTATTTTTCAGCAGTAGTTTACTGTCTATGAGGCGCTTATTACCAGCTTACAAATAAAATAAAATAAGCCTTGCACACAAAGCCCAATACTCCTATATTTGCACCACTTTAATCGGAAACGAAAAAGTTGATTCCGTAGCTCAGCTGGTAGAGCATAACACTTTTAATGTTGGGGTCCTGGGTTCGAATCCCAGCGGGATCACAGAGCAAACACAAAGTACCAGGGTTTGCATTCGTTTTTTGGCGTAAGAGCTCCTTGAAAAAGGGGCTCTTTTCGTTTAAACGCGGTTTTTAAGTTTAAAACCAACTTTCTTCAAATCCATTCCTCCTGTTTTTTCAAAAATTTCAATGCAAGTTAGTTCAATCTAATTCCAAGTAATCGGTAACCTATTCGGTAACCTATACCTTTTACCGAAATTAGGTTACCGAATTTATTCTGGTCTATTGTATCAGTTTGATTTTCAGTTTAAAAACGTATGGTTTTATTTTTTAAACAAAAATCTCATGAAAGTAAATGAAGATCTATCAATTTTATTTTGGCTGAATCGCCAAAAGGCATCTAAAGACGGACAAGTTCCAATTTGGGTGAGAATTACCATTAATGGCAACCGCGACGGTTTTTCCTCAGGAAAAAAAATACAACCTGACGCATGGGATGAAAAGGCTGCTATTGCTACAATGAACTGCCCGGACTATAGACTAATTAACAGCTATGTAGCCAAAACGAGGGTGGAACTGGAACGGCATTATAACCAGCTTGCCGCTGTTAATAAAAGAGTAACCGCTGCAATGGTCAAAGAAGCCTATATGCCTAAACAGGTTTTACAAAAATCTTTAATGCAGGCTTTTAAGCTTCACAATGATGAATTTGCAGAAAGGGTTAGCAAAAACAAGGGCACAAATGGCACTTTGGCGCGATATGAGCGCTTGAAAGATAAAGTCCAGGACTTCCTTAAAAAGAAATTTAAGATGGCGGATATGCCATTAGAAGATATCGAAATGGTTTTTGCAGTTAATTTCTTTCATTATCTCACAATGGAAAACATTGGTGATAATACTGCTATGAAATATGTAAAAACACTTAAACAGATTATTGATCGCGCAATTGATGAAGGATGGATAAAACATAATACGATTTCAGGTTTTAAATGCACCTATGTTGACCCTGACCGAGAAACGCTTGAAATGCATGAGTTAGTTGGAATGTATAAAAAAGAAATAGCTGTAGAACGTTTAGCTGAGGTCCGAGATGTTTATGTGTTTTGTTGTTTCACTGGTTACGCTTATGAAACAGTTTATAATCTTGAGCCTGCTAATATTTTTAAAGGTTTAGATGGCAAACCCTGGATCACGAAAGACCGGAAAAAAACAGGTGTAGAAGAAACCGTTCCATTATTACCAATTGCATTGGAGATTATCGAAAAATATAAAAGACATTCTTACTGTGTGAATGAAAACAAACTGCTGCCGGTTAATAGCAATGTTAGATACAATGCTTATATAAAAGAGGTGGCTACAATTTGTGGAATTAAAAAGGAACTTACCACGCACACGGCAAGACACACGTTTGCTACTACGGTTACTCTTGAAAATGATGTACCCATTGAAACAGTAGGAAAAATGTTAGGCCATAAGGATTTACGATCTACTCAAAAATACGCTAAGATCACCAAGAGAAAGATCAGCAATAATATGCTGGCATTGGAGAGCAAAATTTTTGGAGAACAGGGACAATTGACGAATTATTAAACTCTCAGCACTTCTGAGAGTTTTAACGTCTTGTTAAGGAATTAGTGTCACAGAATATTTAAATAATATTCTGTGACATTCTTATAAATAATACTTTTGCGAATAAATAAAAGTTCAAATTCTATAAGGAATTATAAAAAATTGATGCTTATTTGATAATCAAATAAATTTCGAATCGCTATCCCAAAACGAACTTTTGGATATATCGCACGAGCTAAATCTGTTATATAAATTCGATCTTCATTACTGATCTTTTCGCCAAATATGATGGATTTAACAGCAGAAATAGGATACTTAAAAAGTTCGCCTGAAAGTTCATTTTTCTCAGAATGAAATATAAGCCGCATTTCTTTTTCATAACACCATTCAAGTGGTTTAACACCCAACTGTATTGAATATAAATTAAATAATAATTTTTTCGATTTTTTCAGCCAATCAGAATAAACTCTAATATTTTGTGCGTTATGACTTTTGACATACCTTCTGTAAGACAATTCTTCATCTATAACCATCTCGTGGAAGTCAACTTGATCAGCTGCAACACTGTAAACCATCGTATCAAAATAGACAGGTTTTCTTTTGTATTTAACTTTAAGAATCACCGATTTATTTGACAGCTTAATCAATTCATCCGCATCAAATTCGATGCAGAAACCCCGAAGGCCATCAGTGTAATGCGACCACATTAGTAAATTTGAAATTTCTCTGCTGAAACAGCAAATGCGAGCACTATCAATATATTTTGATATATTTTGTGAATAATCATTATCAAACTGTTCACAGTATTCAAATAATTGGTTTATACCTTCTGCGCTGTAATCTGGTTCATCAAAACCCCATGCCCGGTAAACCTCAGCATAGCGACTTTTCTCATTTACTGAATGCGGAATCCCCTTTTGGATAATTGACCAACATTCAAACGGATCATTAAATGCTTGGTAATGATTGCAAAAAACTTCACTTTTTTTTAATCCCTCAAGCGAATGGTCATTAATTTGATGAAATTTAAAAACACTATTATGCATGGATAATTCGAAGCCTCAAATAATAATTATAATGATTATAAAAGACCATTAAGAAGCAATGTTTGTTTAATTGCCGATGCCGCATTTTTGATCTGATTATCCTGCTCTTTGGTCTTTCCTTCTTTTGTCGGTTTTTTATCTATAGACGCAAAAATGACTTCCGATTTTGTTTCATAGAAATAAAGTCTGTAAGCACCAGGATTAAATATTCTCAGTTCGCAAACTCTGATTTCTTTTTCATTATCGGGGGTTACGTCTTTAACGATATCATTATCAGGGAAAAATTTTGATGTTCCGTCTCGTTTTATGGCTTTTTCTATCCTGCCAATAACTCCTATTTGGGTATCTGCATCAAGTTTTTCAAAACCATTTTGAAATTTTGGACTAAAATAGTTATCTCCCGAAATGTCAAGTAATCTTTCAAAATTGCCTAATTTCTCACGTCTCGCTAAGACAATGATTTTTTCAATTTCCTTAGTATTTGCAGGTTCGCCATACAGGTTATTAAGTTCTGTAATGCTTCCATCACTTCCTGATAACGACAAAGGATGTATTCTTAGGTCATCACTCAGACCCAAACTGAACGCGTAACCGGAATTATCTGCCACAACTTTGAGGTAATACGCATCTTTTGGATTTTGACCGACAAATAGTGTATAGTCGTTTATTACCATTTCCTCCTCATTAGTTTCTGTAAAGTGGGAGTTGAATGGATACTTTGTAAATGCGCTGTATGCGGCAGATCTCAAAGTACGTTCCAAGTTGCCTATGCACATTGCAAGCGAATAGTTATCAGCCGAAAGCATTACCTGTTGAGCATCAGTAACAGTGACAATTCCATCCACATCGTTGGGATGATTTTTTTTCAGCGTATTATATTCCGTGTAGGTTGCTGAAAAAGCCGAAGATATAATTTCCGGCGCAATGCCCTCCGGCGTGCAGGTATTTAAATAAAATAAATTCATTTACAAAAGTTCAGATGAGTTTTTTTCAAATTGGTCAAAAAAGTTTGTTGGCCATTCATCTAATCTGCCATTATTATCAAGTATCGGAGAAGCAACATCGGTAAGCTGATTCTTATCGAGTTCAAACCAATGGAATTGCACATTATCGCCAAAATCACCGAAGCGTTTCGCTGCAATCCTTATTCCATCGAAAATATGGTCGCTATGGGTCTCAATAATAACCTGTGATCCTGTCCGTGTGCATAATGCTATCAGGTTCGCTATTTCTGTTTGACCTTTTGGATGAAGATGCGCTTCTGGATTTTCAATTATTACAACACTATTCTTTATTAGGGTGCCTACCAATAGTGCTGTTATTACCGGCAGAATATAACTGAGGCCAAAGCCTACGTTAGTCGACCTATGTTCATTAAACATACTGTAGGACATATCGCTCAATTCGACTAATTCAAAGCTAAACTTAGTGTTAGGTGAAATTTTATTTAACCAAGACTGGAGGACAAATATAAACTGATCATTTTCAGATTCTTTTAATACGAGGGTTTCGTCAAGATGTTCGTATTCATAAGACCTAATGCATTGAAGAACATTCTCACCGTTAGGACCTATCTTATTAATCAGGTTTGCATCATTATAAATTTGAATACCTCCCCTTGGACCGAACCTATCTGCTGCAATGTAAATTATCTCTGGAAAGTCTGAAGGCACATCTCCGCTTATTACTTTATAATCTGCTTCTTCAATTGGAATCTCGATTGCAAGGTCGCCAGTGTCAAACTGAACTGATAATCCGATATTGCCTGATGAATTTGAATTCCTAAGTTCTTTAGCAGTGCCATGTCCATACAGCAAAACGCTTTTTTCCTTCTTCGAAGCTTTTTCGAGCATAAGTAATGCCTGAATTACAGAACTTTTTCCGCTACTATTCAATCCTGTCAAAACTGTCAGTGGGCTTAGATTAATATCGCGTTCTAAAAAAGACTTAAATGCAGAAAGGCGAATAGACTTTATCATAATAGGTATTTTAAAACTAATGTATTCAATTTGGAATGGCGCTCTATAACCGAAGTGTGTTTTAGCGCGTTACGGGAGACTACTTGTTTAAAGCTATCTTTTGCAAGATAATTAAGGTTGTAGTCATTAATAAAGTCCTTTTTATTTTCTGACAGTTTCTCAAATTCTTCACTGGTAAGTTTAGAAAAGATTGCGCCCCATGTTTCAAAAAGTGCTTTGTTAACAGGCGTTTTGCGAAGACCGTAATAACTGGTTCGAAAATTATGTTCGCCGAAAATCAGTTGTGTTCTTTTCATGGCAGATAAAAATCTTGCTTCAATCATTTTCAATGAATCGATTTGTATATCGTCTCGATGTATCCTTTCATTAAAAAGCTTTTTTGTTGTTGAAGGTGTAAAATCTGGCATCGCATTGATAATTCGCATAGTATCACTCAAAAAAGTATCAACGTCACCGCTTTTTGGATATTTTGAATAATCTCTTATCATGAATGCGATACAGCGGAGTATGAACTCACGGTCGACCATTCTGTTAGCTTTGAGTTTATTATCAGTGGCATTTTTGAATGTTTGTTTAGAAGCCAGCAACTTCAGCAAATCGGTTGAGTTACCTACATATAATGCGTGTCGTATTTCCTGGTCGGTAAGCGGCACTCCACCAGTATTAATTCTTTTAAATATATTTCTTTTGACATCTTCAGGTGTTCCGGGATTGATGATTGTGAAAGAAAATTCAGTTTCCATAATCCGATTTTGGATATGAACTGGAAGGCCTTTAAATTGAAGATTATTAAAACTTGGACCCCAAAATTCAAGATTCTTTAATTTTATCCCATAACCGCTTACGCTTTCATCTTTTGTCTCTAAATAATTTTTGCCCAATACAAAATCACGTATTGTGCTGAGTCTTTGAAGACCGTCAACTACATTAAAATTGCCATCGTCATCAATTGAAACGTAAAACATCGGCAGTGGAATTTTCAGCATCAGGCTTTCGATGAGCCTGCATTTTTTCTCATCAGTCCATACTTCATTTCGCTGAAAATCGGGATTAAGGTTTATTGTTCCCTGTTTAATTCGCCTTAAAATTGTGTCCATTGATATACCCTTGGTATCAATGGAAATCTTCATAGGGTCAAACGGTACAAAATCCTCATTATCAGGAGTTATTTCGTCTTCTTCATCAACAGACTCATCGCTATAATCGGAAAAAAGCTGGAAATAATATAAAACGTCGCCTTCTTCAGATATCATTTTATTGATATTCAAATAAGATATTACAGGAAGAGATATTTCTCTAATAAGCTTATACCCCGCATCAGTTGAATTAACATATATACGAGGTCCAGCAATCTGATCCTGGTCCTTTATTGTAAAGAAAATTGTCTGATTTAAAGTGTTAATTTGAAGTTTTCTTTCGTCCCAAAATTCAAGAAGTTGGTCTTTATACCTGTATTCTTGTGTTGGGTGTAGATATTCGGTACGGGATTCATCAAGATAAAGATTAAGGTCATTTCTAAGCAGAAAACAGTGTGCCTCAAATCCACGCTCACCAAAGAAAGATTTCAGATCGTCATTATCATATCCTACATATAACTTAGCTTCTCCGTTTCCTTCACCAATTTTGTTGGGACCCAAAACAAATGAATCAGCGATTGTAATCCTGGTTTTTGTGTCCTGAATTGAATAAAGTTTGTTATTTATTAAGATGCTTTTCATTAGTTGCAGTTACGCTAATCCATAAAGTTATAATATTTAAAGGTAATGATATGTTACAAGTCTCCAAACCGAACAAAAATAGAGATTTTCGGATGCAAATATTTTTTGGGCTGTGAGATCAGAGATCAGCCAGCGTTTCAATTGTGGAATCCGATAGTGGTTTTTGATTTATATAATTATCAAAAATTATATAGGGATTGAGATGGAAATTATGGATTGGCTTTGCAATTGCTGAATTCTCAAGTGATACATAGCCAATATTTGTCATTGCAGGAGCACTTCTTTCGCGTCCGGGAAACATTAAAATATTTCTGTAACTGGTGTTATATTTTAACCAATCTGCATTAGATGTAGCGCGATTAAGCACAAGTTCATAAAAATATTGTTTCACTATATCACCAACTCCCGGATTGTTTTCCGCTTTCTGATTTATTGCGTTGTAATCAAACAGGTAATATTTTGCATCTATGATCAGCACTACAGATGTGGTATCGTTTCTAATCCACTTAATTACATCTGGCCGTAGTGTGTTTTTTTCAGTTGTTTTCCCAAAGGCCAAATCAACCCATTCGGGTTTTGAAATAAATCCAGCTAATTCACGGTATTCATTTCTGAAATTAAATGAAACAGCATCTTCCCAAACGTGTTCAAACTTATTTTTTCCATAAAG